GATTTCGTTAACTAATGCCTGTCATAGCCAATACTGTACTGGACGACCCGTTGATTCTCGACGGGAACGACAGTTTTGTGGGTGGTCAGGTTAGTGCATCCCGCGCAAACCTTGTTCCTTCCAACGCATACGCTGAAGGGAAGAACATTGACCTCGATGACTTCGGAAATGCGGTGACTCGCAGGGGTGCGAAGCTGGAATTGGGCTATTTAATTTGGGAAGAGGTGGCTGTTAATTGGGAAGCTCAAGATGCCATTTGGGAGGGGTTGGTTGCTCCTGTAACCTCTGTTGGTTACTTTGATACGGGCAGTAACGAGTACATTATCGTGGCAGACGGCTCCAATTACCTCAAGGCAACCACTGAGGCAGGTGTCTTCACCCTTTTATCCACTGCAACCTATGCTTCAGGTGCAACAGTGCGCTTCGCGCAGTTAAGCAGTCGGATGTACTATGCTGATGCGGCAAATGACCTTCGTTACGTTGAAGGAACAGTTGATCCACTCACTGCGGAGGGAATCACGGCTGGAAAGGTTACAAGCATCAATATAACTGAGGGTGGTGGGGTTTACACGACTGTTCCAACCGTAACCATAGCTGCGCCGTCCAGCGGGACGACTGCATTAGGTACAGCAGTGTTGGGTTATGACGGTAGCGTGGTCAGTGTTACGATGACCAACGAAGGAACGGGTTACGACAAGGATGCCCCTCCCTCAGTCTCTTTCACTGCTGCCCCGACAGGGGAAACTGATGCCACAGGGACAGCCAACGTATCTCAGACCCCAAGTGAGCCTAAATTTATTGTAACCCACACTAACCGACTGTTTGCCACCAGCGCGGACAGCACTGTTCCGGCTGACACACTGTATGTGAGCGGGATACTGGACGGAGAATCGTGGGACTTGGCGGGGGACAACCTGCGGGTGGGTAATGACCGTGACCCCATCACTGCCCTGATGCCAGCACAGAACTTTGACCTGTACGTTTTTAAGGAGAGAAGTATTTACAAGATCACGGCTGACCCAACTCAGAAAGTCTCTGAATGGAGCATCAACCTCATCAACAACCGGACAGGCTGCGTTGCTGACGCGACTGTTCAGCAGGTTGGGGCAGACATCATGTTCCTGTCCAGAGACGGAGTGCGTTCGCTGAAGTCCATTCAAGCTGGTACAGAGACAGACATCTCCCAACCTTTAAGCCGTAACATTAACGATTACATTGGTCGCATCAATCAAGCTGCGATGGGAACCTGTACTGCTGCCTATTGGCGCAACAGATATTTCCTTAGTGTGCCTCTGGACTCAGCCACCACGCCGGACACGGTTCTGGTTTACAATCTGCTGGCTAATGCGTGGTGCGGGTTCTGGACGGGGTGGCAAGCAAGAGACTTTATCATCAGTGCATTTGGAGGAAAGCTGCGGCTGAACATTGCTTCACAGACCGGAGAGATGTTGACTTGGGATGACAGCACGGCAGAGGCATCCACAACTACCTCTGACTATAAGGACGGTCTTTCCACCTATGAATCCTACATCAAGACACGGGCTTATACCTATGGGGAAACGTGGGGTGATAAGATCGGTTACTCTACTCAGTTTGATTTTGGGAACATTCATGCTGATGCAGTGACCGGAGACATTAACTATTATAAGGACTTGTCTGCGTCAGGGACAGAGCTGGAGGCAAGCCTTTCCATCCCTGCCACTACCAACCTTTCCCGTAAGGGATTTAATATGCTTTCAAAGGGAAGATTCAATCAGCTTCAGTTTAAGGTAAAAGCTGACAGCGGAAGACTTGCCCTGCAAACCATCCAAGCCAGTGCGTTTGGTCAACCCATTGATCCACAACGATGACTGCACTTAACCTAATGACATTGGCTTACGGCCAGTTTTACCGCAAACACCTTGCTCATTGCCGCGATTGGGAGGTGTCAACCTTGTTGAAATGGGTGGAGTGGTTTATCGTCAAAGGGAGGTATTATGTTGTGATACGGGACGGGGAACTGGTGGGGCTGTCACTTGTCCGGTTTGTGGATGATGAAGCAGGTTGCCGGAAAGATTACACTGATACAGGTGGCAAGGTATGCTTTGTCGATGCTACAGTGGCTACAGGTGAAGGTGTATTGAAGGAACTTTATACAAAGATGTTTAATGAAATAGGGCATAAATGCGAGACAATGGCTTGGGTAAGGCCAAAGCATAACAATAAGATAGTTTGTGTTCCAATGGAACGCGCAAGGAGACGTTTAATAAAGGGATAACATAATGGGAAAACCAGACGCACCACAAGCACCCCCGCCACCAACAATAGCAGAGACGACTGCGGCCACAGTTGAGTCGGCAAAGGTTGTGGCCAGACTCCAGAAGGCTATGGAGTTTGGTGATGAGATGATGAAGGACGGGTATGTCCACCAAAAGACTGAAGTCCCTGTAGGAGCCACTCCGGTTTATGATACGCAAGAGATCAAGACTACTGCTCCGAGCTATCTTGGGGACAAATACACTAGCAGGTACGGGGGTGGGGTTAAAAAAATGATGCTGGTCGGTAAAGACGGGATAGTTTCCCTCAACCCTGATTGGACAGGAAGTCAATGGGGAGGAGGCGGAACGCGGGATAGATATGAGAAAGATTACGCAGGGTTGCATTGGTCTGAAGCAATAGAGAAGAGTCCCAATTGGGGCCAAGGCGGAAGTCAATCCATTGTTGACGAAGTAAAAACCCTTACAGGTTATGAGGACACAGACGGTAGGGTTACAAAAGCCAATCTCTATTTCAAGATTAACGAAGACGGTTCACGTTCGGAGGTAGGCAGGGACGAGGCTATTGACGTTGACTTCACCGGAATGGGTGAAACTGATCTGGCCCGTAAACGGATGGAGTTTGAGCAGGAAACTTCCCCGCAACAAACCCAATTCCTTCTGGATCAGATGAAGAAGTTCGGTCTTGGGGAAGGATTGGTTGATGCGGAAGGGAAACCAACAGCAGGATTTATTGAGGCTGCAAAGAAGGCAGTAGAGATCAGTGACCCGACAGGGTTCGCTGCACGGGAACAGCTTGCAGGATTGGCACGGGATTATGCGCCAGCAGATGTTCCAGAGGCACAGGCATTGGAGCAGTTCGGTGAAGTTGCTGCTGCTGAAAGGCTCGCAGCACCTCCTTCTCTTGATGAGGTAAAGTACACCCCTCAATACGAGAGAGCAGCAGAGATGGAAGCTATGCGGAGAGTGGGGGAAGCCCCGCAGTTCGCAGAGCTGGAAACCACTGGCCCCTCACTGGAACGTGCAGGGCCAATGGATGAGCTACAGAAGCTCGGTGTCTTTGGTGGAATGGAGAGAGCCGGAGAGTTGGGTGGTCTGGAACGGGCCGGAGCAATGGACGCACTCGCACGGTCTGAAGATGCCAGAACACTTGAAAGACTTGAGGATATACCGGAGCAGGTGATTGACCCTGAGTCACTGGCAGGACGCAGGTTCCTTGAGAAGCAGCTTATTGGTGCAGCGCAGTCAGGGAGAACATCGGAGAGGATGGGTGAGGAAGCCCGAAGGATTGCGCGTGGTCGTCAGGCTGCGAGGCATAACATCTTTGGTGGTGGCGCAGTGATTGAGGAAGCTAGAGCCGTGAGACAGGCAGAGGAAGAGGGTCAGCGCAGGGCTATATCAGACCTTCTCGGATTCCTTTCTTCGGGCCAGACTGCCGGAGATTATGAGTCAAGATTGGCTCAACAGAATTTAGCCAACCGTTTAATGGGCATCCAGCAGAGAACCGGAGTTGAACAGGCAGAGTTCGGCATGGGCCAACAGGCTCTCAGTCAGCGCAATGTTGCTGCCTTACAGGAACGCGCAGATGAGTTGGGGGCAATAGGGCAACGTAATCAAGTGCAAGAGCGGGAGTATCAAGCTGCGTTACAGGCATTGCAGCAACGTAACCTTGCGGGAACAACGGAGTACGGACTCGGAGCGCAGCGTATTGAGCAGCAGAACCTTTCTGCACTGCAACAGAGAGCCGATGAGCTTGCGGCAATCGGACAGAGAAGCGAGGCACAACAGCAGGAGTTCCAGAACCTCCAAGCGTCTTTATCGCAAATCAATCAGGCTCGACAGGCACAATTTGCTGCTGACACACAAGCAGCAGGATTTGATAACACGGTTATCATGCAGGAGAGAGCTGATGAGTTGAGTGCAATGAGCCAACGCAACGAGGCTGAAGAGGCTGAGTTCAGGTCATTACTTAAAGGGCTATCGCAGCAACAACAGGCGAGAACCGGAGGGTTCGGTATGCAAGCACAGGCTACCGCGCAGAGGAACCAAGCGCAGGAAGCTGACTTTGCGAGGGAACAAGCTGCGATGGCGCAGCGGAACCAAGCAAGGCAACAATCCTTCAGTAACGCGATGCAACGCACTGCGACTCAGCAGCAGATGCAACAGCAACAGATGGCTAACCTTCAGAGCTTCAGCGGGTTGGCTCCTGTTAGCAGTCAGTTTAGTGGGTTGAGCGGAGCGCAAGCACAGGCTGGAGCTAACTTTAATCCGATGCAATATCAAGCACCTGACGCGATGGGCTTATTCCAAGGTCAACAAGCTAATCAAGCTGGGCTTTTCGGTACTCAAGCTGGCATTTGGGGCCAACAAGCACAAGCAGCGGCGCAACCAAGCGGGTTTGGACAGGTGGTTGGCTCAGTAGCTGGAGGACTAGCAGGAGGGCCGTTTGGGTCGTTTGTGGGTGGGGCAATGTTCCCCAAGACAGCGGCCCTACTAAAAGGGAGTAAATAATTATGGGTAATATTTGGGGAGGATTCGGACAGGGCTTTTCACCAGCTTACGAGAGTGCGCGTGATAGAGCCATTCGCGCTGCGGAGCTAAAGAAGCAACGCAAGATTCGCGCTGGTGAGAGGGCAGAGGATAAGGAAGAAAGGGAGGAAAAGGAGAGGCGTGACAGGAGAAGAAAAGAGGATGCACTGAATGAGCTTTTAGCTTTAAGGAAAGATAAGCCTTGGTCTAAGGATTTATTTACCAGCCTTGCAACAGAAAAGCGTGGCATAGGGCCAAGCCCCGAATCGGCTAGTGTGCCATTTTCTATGGGAAAGGAAGCTCAGTTTGCTCTTGAGCAAGAAGACGCATTGAAGAAGGGTGGCAGGATTCTCAGGGAAGAGGGGGATGTTAAAGGGTTTTTAAGGGATTCAAGCCTTGAGAAGAAAGCCGCCGTCTCCAAGATGCTTGATCTAAAAAAGGTATCTTACGACAAAAGACTTGAACGCTCTTCCGGAGCAGTTACAGCTATGGCGAAAGCTTGGGCTGCGGCAACAAGGAAGGGGAAGAGAGATATCACAATTGAGATGGACAAACTCAAGAGGAGATACAG